TATAAGAATTTCATAAAAATCAGTGTAGGTAGGAATATCTAGAATTACTTTGCCATCTATCCCAAAGGCTATTGCTATTACCTGTTTTGATGGATGTTTCCCTGTAAAATAATATATATCATTATCTGTTAACATAATAAAAGTATATCATATAGAAATAAATCTGTCAAAATTAACAATCAAATGATATTGATCCGCTTCCACCACAACCTGCTATTCCTCCACTACAACAATTAGCAGCAGCATTTGCAGATGTACATATTCTTGTTGGGCTGGTAGGTGGACAAGGTGCCGCTGTAGTAGTTGTAGTTGCTGCAGTAGTGGTTGTTGTAGCCGCAGTGGTTGTTGTAGTTGCTGCAGTAGTGGTTGTTGTAGCCGCAGTGGTTGTTGTAGTTGCTGCAGTAGTGGTTGTTGTAGCCGCAGTGGTTGTTGTAGTTGTAGCACAATCAACGCAAGATGCTTGGGCTGCATCGGCTAAAGCATCTCCTGATGTAGACCTATATACATTTTTGACTCTATCTGTGCTTGGGCCAGTTAGAGTATCTGAAGGAATAGAGGATGCAGTAAATGGTCCGCTAACATTAGGTAAAGTTGTATAGCAACCACTAGCTGAATTACATACAGAATTTCCTTGGTAATATGTAACAGATGGTGCCGCTGTAGTAGTTGTAGTTGCTGCAGTAGTGGTTGTTGTAGCCGCAGTGGTTGTTGTAGTTGTAGTTGTAGCACCTCCAGACGTCTTAATATACATTGAAACTATTTTTTTAAAATTTCCACTTGGTGGGGTACTTGCATCATATACTACAAGTACATCTCCTGTAAGTGCAGAAGGATAATTATAGATTATAGTTGAATCGCTGCCAGATAAATTTCCGGAACTTGAAGTAAATATGTTTCTTAGTCCACCAGATCTATATGCGTTGGTAGCAGCTGTTGATGTTCCATCAGAATTTACTGTTGAATCTCCAGAGATCTGTGCTGACTGAACTACTTCAACTTGTCTGCCTGATCCACCTATAAGAAGTCTTAAGGGTGAGTCTGTTGCTCCAGCAACTGATTCTGTTTTTATTAAGTTGGCCCCGTTGCTTACTTGAGAAATAGTTAGATCTGTTGCGTTATTACTTATAAAAGAGTAGTCTCCTATTTTTATTCTTCCTGTACCGCTTGAAATTATTCCCGTAGCATCAATAGTCCAACCATTAGTTATGCTTCCTGCACTAAATGTTCCAAACCCTCCACCTGTTGCTTTTATTGTTCCTGTAATCTCTGCATTTGTTGCATACACTGTTCCTGCTAGAGTTACTCTAAAGGGACTAGAACTATCTGTTGGTCCTGTGCCACCAGACCAAAAAACATTATCTGTTGCAAGAGTTGGGCTATTAATTCCTGCTGTTTGACTAGCAATTCCATCATTTGATATAGAGATGTATCCTTGTGCAGAGTTTAATGATATTTTACCTTGGCCTGTTTGCGTTTTTGATATTTCGGTTGCATTTACGCTCCATCCACCTATCAATGCTGAGGCTGTTGTGAGTAGTCCTGTTGATCCATTTATAGTTGTTATATCGTTTGTAGTAGATGAATTAAATTTTAGTCCCGTTGAATTTAATACATACCCTGCCCCAGAAAGTGCTCCACCACTAATAGTTCCTGAATATAAAGAACCTCCAGAAATTATTCCAACATTGCCTGCAAAGTATCCACCTCTTGCAGTTATATCTCCATCAATTGTAAATGTAGATCCATCCCAAGAAATATAGTTTGTCGTGCTTCCGCCTACTTTTAATGATGCTGATTGTGCTGAGTCTATATACCAATAGTTATGTGTATTAAATACTAAACCTCTTTTACCAGTATCTACTCCATATCCAAATTTAAATGTTCCAGTATCGGTTCCACTTACTCCTGCTTGAAAGAATCCTGTAGTTGATACATTTGTTCCTATAAACGGGGTTCCGCTAATTGCAACATTTGAGCCAGCAATGTAAGAAGTAGAATCGTTATTGTATTCATCGTATGTAGCAACTGCAAATTCATATGTTAGTCCTACTCCTAAACCAGATAACCTGTATGCCGTTCCAGTACCTGGTGAGTCGGCATATGAGTAGGATGATACAGGACTTGTTACTGGTCTATATCTTATTCTGTATCCACGAATACCGCCAGTTGTGACGGCAGCCCAAGAAATATCTGCATAACCATTAAACCCAATTGTTCCAGTGGTGTCTAGTCCACCTGATGTTGTAACAGTTGCCACATTTGCAGGACCTGTTGTATCTATTGTTACTGGGCTTGTTGGTGTTATCTTTTGTGCAGCAGAAAAAGCAGTATAAACTCCGCTATCTGAAGAAAATCTAGCTTTTACCCATCTAGAGTTTGTGTTTAAAGTAATAACGTTTGCTGGAGAAATACTGTCAAAATAAACTCTTGAATATGTAACTCCTGTTGGCTCTGTGGAAGCAGTTGATTCATACTCAACAATATCTATAGCATCAAACATAGATTCTGTAGGAATGGTGTATGCTACGTTATATCCACTTATGGCTGCCGTTACTGTTATAACTGGAACTGCAATACTTAATTCATAGGCTGGAATAGAAGCGTCGCATACGCTTGTGCTTTTATTATAAAATGAATCTATTGCATAAACACAAACACTTGTTATTGATGTTCTAAAAATTCCAATAGTTGAACGGTTTAAAGATTTTGTTAAAGTTAAAGTTTGTGCTGTTTGAGTTTTATTGGGGATAAAAGATCCATAGGGGGTTTGCCTTGTTATACCATCTGCTGTTACTTCTAAGACAAATTCTGATATTGTAGAATTGGATGGGTTAGAATAATCCCAATTAAAGGTTACAACTAAATCTTCCCCTGACCAGGATGCTGAAACACTTGATACATTTGTTGGAACTATTGCTCCATAACCAGTTTTATAACCTGGATTTCCATTAGATGGTGGAACATACTGTTTTTCTTTTGTTCCCGAAGGGTTTGCAGATCCTTTTACTCCTGTTGGGTTAGATGTATTTGTTCCTCCAGAAGCTATCAGCTTTCCGTCAAAACCAACAATATCAATTTCTGCACCTTGGCGTGATTTTGTTTGTGAAACTTTATTCCATGCGACTCTAGGGTCATCAGCACTTATAGGAACTGTAGGATTTTTTGCAACACTTTTGCCACTTTTATATTTTGAGTTCATGGCTGTCCTTAATTATTTTGGACCTGTTGCTTGCCAATTTAAATAAAAATATCCAGTCAAAGGATCAGGATCTGCGCTTGTGCTAGTTGCCCTTGTTACTCTAAAACTAAACTGTGAATCAGTTACGTGAAAAATATTAAAAATAATATTATGATTTGTATCGTCAAGTGCTCCAAATGATGAATGTCCAAATCGCATTGTTCCAGTTACAATAGGTTTGGCACTAAAGGCTGTTGTTCCAGATACTGCGTCTATAAAAGATATGTCTCCATAAAATATTTGATCTCCTGTGTTGCTAGATGCAGTTGTGGTATCAATTTTAGTTGTGCCATAAAGCATTTTTTGTGGTCCTGGATTATATTCATGAACTACATCATTATCGCCATTCCAGTCTACGGTACCCGAACCCTGCACACCAAAATTATTTGTAATAGAGCTAATACTATCGCTATGCTGATTAACAACATTAATGACTTGCTGCCATGCACCAAGGTCTATAATATTTGGATCTGATATTTTTACATAAGGCATTCTTGTTCTCCTATTTTATCAATTATACCATAGCAGTATGTTGTCATTTATTGTATCCTTTTAAGTCCCAGCCTTGTTTCAAGGCCTTGATTAAATGAGTGAGATACAGAATGAACAAAATATTTTTGCTGGCTTATACCATTTAGAGAATAAGTAAGAGTAATTATGTCTCCAACTTGGATTAAAGGATTACCAAATATACTAAGGTTGGCATCTTTTGAAAAACCTTCAATTCCCATTTGTACCAGCTTAAGCATTCTTTGTGCTGCTTGCTTTGACTGTATCCATTCTGAGTCTAGTTGTGCTACTTCTGAGCTATTAGATTGATCAATCAATACCTCCAAAATTTCAGGGTCAGAAGGAGCAACAATTTCATGTGTCCAGAGATTTAAGTTAATTGTAAATTGATCAAGGTCATCTGCCTCTTTATGTAAAAATACCATGTTTGATGAATTATTAGCAATTACCATCTTTGCTCTAAATCCTGTGTTAATTGGGGTTGAGTAAGAAAGTGAATATTCATCAATTAACTTTTTTTGATAATTAGTCTGATCTTCTTTTTCATTTCCTGGAAAATAATACCACATATATTCAACTGGTAACACATCTACTGAAACTGCTGCAGGAGTTGTATATTGAACATCGTAATAGTTAATTCCAGCTACTTCAGGGCTTGTCTGCATTAAATAAGTAATTGAATTTGAGTATAGTGGTTGACCTTGGACTAAACCATTTAAAAATTCTCTATCTTGGTAAAAATAACTAACGCTTCTTTCTGTTAATGCTTTTTCTGTTGCATGAATTTCTCTAAGGGCGGCAGGAGAAACTCTTGTTCCCTGATCAAAATATTCAGGTTCTGGGTGTAGATCTGGAACCATTGTAGGATACATTGATGCATGAAAGCCAAACTTAGTTCCTGTTTGAATGTCATCATCAAAGTATGGTTTTTGTCTCATACCAGTTAAACCATTTACTTCAGTTGATTTCCAGCCAGAACCTCCAGGATTTGTTGTTACATCATAATCATCTGTTTTAGATTCTTGCCATCCAACTATTTCTACGTTGTTTAAAAATATTGATAAAATTATTTTGTTGTTTCCTACGGTACCGCTTTCTCCATCTGAACCATCTGAAGAAGTTATTGCAACTTTTAAATTAAATGGGTTATCTGTTACATAAGAGTATTCATATTCTTTACCAACCAAAGTTTTTTTAATTATCTTTGAAAAATTATTTACGATACTGTTACACTCTCCAGTAACCTCTGACCAAAACATTACACCAGTTGTTACATTTTTTGCTAATAATACATACTTGTATTTTGGTGGATCGTAAAGATCTCCTGGTGATTTTGGATTTTCTTGGTTATACCTTACAAGCTCAATAAAATAAGCTTCTGCAGAAGATGTTGTACTTGCCATGTTAAAGAATAGACCAGCAGAAGCCACAGACTGATCTGGCATATCAAACTTTACAGAATAGGTGTGATAACCTATATCTGTTTCAGTTGTTGGATATATGAGAAGTTTATTATTTATACCAATATCATATATGGTTTCACTAACGTTTATTTTTGAAATGCTTGGCAAAGTACTTTCATTATCATTGTCATCTATTATTGATGTATATCCTGAAGATGTTGCTAATGCAAGGGTTGAATCATTAAATCGTTTTTCAGAAAGACTCTTGCTGGCTAAAGTAGTAATTCTTGTATGTGCTGCTGGCACTGTTCCATATAGTCCACGCTGAACATTTGTAATGTTTCCAGTAGGAGTTACTATAACTTCATAGTCAAACGGAACTGTTGCCTCTCCGCCAGAGACATAAGTGCCTGCTGCTGGATCAATAATTGAAAAAGAAGTATTTGTTCTGCTAGAAATAATTCCATTTATGTTATATGTTTTAGGATTAACTGCAGTGACAATCACTTTTTGTCCTACCTTAAAAGTATTTGCTGCCGTATAAACTACTGCGCTTCCGCTTCTAGCAACATTTGTAATAGTTGCATAAGAAGTTTTTAGCCCAACATTATTTTGTTTAATAAAATTGTTTATTTCCGATTGAAGTTCCGTATCATTTTTTATTGAAACTGTAATTGGACTTTCTCCAAACTTTCCAATCTCATATTCTTTATAAAGAAATGAAACAATTTCATTTTCAATAAAAGCATAACCACTTGCATCACGATTAAAAGTATGAAAAATGTCTTGAAGATCATTAACATTTATGTTAAACATATTTGAATTTTTTTCCATGTTGCTATTTATATAGTTAAACCCAACAGAGTCTATGCTTTGTTGCTGCCATACAACATCATTAGATGTTGCATAAACAAAAGATGGAGAATTTTTAACCATTGGGTTTGTAACATTTTGTAAAGAAGGAGATTGTTTAACTTTAGGAATTTGATATCTTAAAGAAATTTTTCCTGGCTTTGCTTTATTAGAGATAGAAAATCCACCTTGTTTAATGTTAAAGTCTGAGACTGTTAGATTAGATGTGCTTGAAGATAAAATATTATGCAAACTTAAAAATTTCATAATTCCATATTCATCAATATATGCTCCAATTTGATAAGCAACAAATATCTTATTAAGTGTGTCTACAATAGTTGAGTCTTTTGAGTTGCAGTAAAAGTATGCTAGATCCATTGGATTAGCTTTATTGTTACAAACGTTGTAAAGAGAGTCATAGTCGTAATCTGTAAAACCAGCCAAATCAAGAATATTAGTGATTACATCAAATACGTTTTTTAAGTTAACTACATAATCAGGAACTGGGGTTGATTGAAGATATCTTGAGATATCAAAAGACTGAATAGAAACTGTATCTATATCTGATTCATCCCAAGAGTCTGAATAAAATACCCCTGCTGGAACATAGGCTGTTGTAGATGTTACGGTATTTGTAGATAAATCAGAGTACTCAAAAAGATTAAAATTAACATAAAACTTAATATTTTTTCTAAGAATACTTGAAAGCAATGTAGAGGCACTATCGCTTTGACTAGAAAAAACATTAACTATTTCATTATTATATAAAAGTGGTATTGCTGAAAGTGTTATGTTACAACTGTTTGTGTTCATTGAGGAAATAGGCAATAGATTATTTTGTCCGTCTAAGGATTTATCTATTGATATATTTTCAACAAAACTTGATAAATCTACTTCAAGTCTTGGAGAAACCTCAACAAGTTGCATCTTGACTAAATCACTAGTTAAATTAGCATTGTCATAAGAAGAAAATTCGGATCTGGTTGTTTTTGATATTTGTGATACAGATAATGATGTTAATGACATTGTTTGGCTTATAGACCCAGAACTTGTAAAGCTAGGCATAGAAGACCACTTTGTTTTTGTCCATGCCGAGCCTGTGTAGTATAGAGTCAACAGACCTGTGGTAAAACTATCTGCGTTAGCTGGCATAGATATGGTTTCACTGCCGTCAACATTAATAAAAGAATTATTTACTTTTATTTTTATTGAAGGTATTGTTACTAGTGTATTAAACTTAACAATAATTTTGTTAGTAAGAATACCCTTTTCATATTTTGCCGTTATCATATTACTTGTACCATCTGAAACAAAATATTTATAAGCAGAAATGTCTGTTGGTAAAGCACTCTTTAGTGCTGGTACTGGGGAAGATGCTAGAAAAAATGACGGCATTTGCGTTATAGAACTTATTGGAGAATATACAGCAGATGTATAACCAGTTATTGTAGGTGAGGTAATTTTTCTATAATTAGAAGGAAATAAACAATTTATATTTCCAGATGGTACGTATGACTCACCTGGTCTAAAGTATGAGAAAACGCTATCGGTTGGCCAAAAAGATCCATACTTATAGTCCTCATAAGAGGTTTTGTATACTTCTGGTACCGTAAAATATACTATTGGATTATCAGTTATACCACTTAAAACATTAAAATTAACTCTATAAGTAAATGAAGATATAGTATCTCCTGATGCTTGCGATGTTCCAATGTATGTGGTAATTTTAGTCCACCCAAGAGAACTAACTTCTTCTTGGGTTGATCCGTATTGACTACTTGTTCCTTCAGCAAAAGCAGTAGCCATAATTGGCATAGAGTTATTTGTTTTTACATAGGTAATTATTTTATATGCCTTACCAGCATTAGCCGTAACAGAATACTGTAAAAAGCCTTGTCCACTTGCCATTGTAAATTTTTTAGTTGTAAAGTTAGGTTTTGATTCACCTGTGGTTGCAGAAGCTAGGGTACCCGTAGAAGAAGGCGATGTTAAGGTCATTGCTGTAATATCACCTGCAATAGTTACATAAGGTGGATTAAATAAGTTATGATTCCACTCAGCAGAAACTACGGGGACTAAACCAATTGAATCAGAATCATTAAAGATTGCAGAGTTAATGTTATCTAACACTAGATCTCCGTAAATTCAATACTTATATCTACATAGTCTGCTACTGAGGTTCTTTTTGAAAGAGTCTTTGAAAATGAGGTTATAAAAACACTATATGTTCTAGATCCCGTTGCATTTGTCGTAGATGTTTCTGTTTGTGCCGTTTTAAAATTAGCCCCTGATTCGTCTGGAATTGCACCTAGAGCAGGGTCTGCATTAAGTTTAGATTCAATAACCTTAACATATATTGGGATCCCCGCGTTAGCATTATAGAATGATTCCATCCAAGCAGCACCAAAATTACCGTCTGCTGTCTCTGCTGTCTTAGTAGGCAAAAATGTCCAAGAAGTTGAAATGTTATGTTTTTTAGCAACTACATATTTTCTCATAGCACCATTGGCCATACGAGATGATGACTCAATTAGATCCACGTCTATCTGGATAGGTTCTCTATTATGGTCTGTTAGTTTGTACCAAGTTGATCCATTTAAGGATACCTGTATACCTGCTTGAATTTTATATACCATTACATCATCACCGCATTTGATTTATTATTTTTTGAGGTTTCAAGTTTAAGTTTTCTAATTACTTGGTTTGCTATTTCACTTGGATTTGAACTACCACCATTTATAGTCATATCAATATTATACACTGCTCCACCCATTGAAGTGCTTGAACTTGAGGTGCTAACCTTTTGATTGTTAATTGCATCCATAAATCCAACACCATAGTTTTTAACTGAAGCTGCTTTTACTATATATTCTCCATTAGATACTCTAAGTTGTGGAAGTCCGCCCATTGCAAATCTAGCCATTATAGAGTCAGAGGTTCCTGTGCCTGGACCTTTAATAAGTCCACCCATGTAATTGCCTTTTGCTTTTGCTTTATTTAATGCTGTTTCTGCATTAGTAACTCTTGCTCCAGCAGTTAGTCCAGAAATTCTATTTTCTAATTCTGTTATTTTTTTATCAAGTACAAGAGATGCTGTTTCTTTATTAAATTCTGCTGTCTGGAATGATTTTTGTTGATCAATTATTGCAGCACCAATATAGTTTCCAGATATTTTTGCTTGAGTTGCATCTTGTTGCAATTGCATTAATTTTTGTTGATACTCATATTGTCTTTTAAGTCCATTATTGCTTTCATTAATTGTATCTCTTTTTGTTTTTAAAAGATCAAGTTCTTTTTGCAATCTAGCAATTGTAAGCTTTGCTTGTTTAGAAAGAACATCAGAGCTGACTCCTCCTCCGCCTCCTTTATCGGTAACACCACCAGACATCTCTTCTACAACTTTTTGATAGTTTGAATAAAGGTCTTTAAATTCTTTTGATTGTAAATATGCTTCAAGTTGTCTAGCCTGGCTAGCTTTTCTCATTCCTTTATTAGAAGCCCATCCAGCAATGGCTTCAGGTGTGGTAAGTTGTAATGCAGAATTTGCTAACATTATTTGTCCAGCACTTAATTTTGCCGCTAGTCCTGCAGATTTGTAGATTTCTTTAATTTGATTAAGTCTATCAATAGCATCTTTATTTCCACTATTATTTATTGCAGTACTAAGTGCAAGAACTCCAATTTTTGCATTAAGCGAAGAAGCATTTACTCCGTCTATTCTTTGTTTCATTTGATCAAAAGTAAGTGATCCATTACTAGTAATACTAAATATGTTTAACAATTGATCTGCAAATGCTTTTTGTACTGCAGTTAATTCTTTATATGATTTTGCAAATTCTCCTGCAACATTTACATTATATAAAAATGAATCACCATTTTTTTGAATTAAAGTATCAAGTTTGTTTAAACTTTTAGTTGTAGCTGTTTGAGCATCAACAACATCTTTAGAAACAGACTGCCAAACCGCTCCAAAATCTTTTGTTCTATTTGCAGCAGTGAGTAGAACTTGTACATATTGTTGTGCATTTTTTGGATCAAGTCCACCAGTTGCAATTGCTGAAGTAACTTGTGATCTAATTGAACCTGTAACGCTTTGTAGGTCAGACTTATTAGATGATATATTTTTAATAAATTTTGATATTGGATCATCTTCTGGAAGTGCATTAATAGATGTAACCATGTTTTGAATTTCTGGAGAAAGGGAACTTAGAGAATCTTTAAGGCTTTTTGAGGAATCTGTAATATTGGTTATTTTTAAACTAGTGTCTAAAACAGAATCACCAAACATTTTAATAACTTCTGTACTTGCTGTAAAAGTTGCTTTTACTGTAGCATCATGTTCTTTTTCTTTTGATATAAGGGTAACTAGTGCAGAAGAAACTAAGCCTATTGCTGCTCCTGCTGCAGTACCCCAGGGACCAAAAAGCATACCCATATTAGCACCAGTCATAGTAGATTGAATAATTCCCTTACCAGCAAAGTCTGGAACAGATCCAAGCGCCATGTTTGCACCAAGGAGGCCAAGACCTCCGCCAAGTCCTCCAACCCTGTTCATTCCTCCACGCATTCTTCCTGCTGCTGAAGTGTTTTGTGCTTGTGGTCTAGGGATTACTGATAATTCTTGTGTTCCCGCAGGAATCATAGGACCAATTGGGGCAGGGCCTTGTCCTCTTGTTGCACGTCGTGCTCCAGTTCTGGTTCCATTTACTGCTGTTGAACTTAATTGTTCTGCTTGTGTCTTAACATTCTTTTTACGCTTTTTCATTCCAACTTCAAGGCCACGAGCAATGTCTTCACCAATTGGAATTGTTTTTTTAGAAGGAGATGCAGTACCTGCTGCTTTAGCTGCAGATTTAATTGCGCCATTTGAAATTTCTGCTGCTTGCCCGTTCATAACTTGTGCAGCTTTTGATACAGATCCTGAAGCCATTGGATTAGCTTGCAAAGATGCAATGTCTGTCATCTGTGGTTTAAATACGTGACCCATCTGTAAATCTGCTGCAGAGTTTCCAGTCATTCTTTCATATAGAGTTTTAACTCCAGGTCTGATTGCTGTGTAAGACCTTGTTCCAAATAGTTTAGTTTGAAAAGCCCCTCTTCTTCCACGAGATGGGTTTGTTTCTCCAGGTTTTCTTGGCTCTGTAGGAATTGTTCCGTATACATCTGGATCTAATCCAAAAGTTTTTCTTACAACTCCTCGTTCTGCCTCAGATGCTATCTGGTTAACTTCTTTCTCTACCGTTTTTCCTGCATTTGTCCAAGCGCTAGCAAATCTTTCATTACTATCTTTTATGTCTTTATATGTTGTATCAAGATCTAAGTTTAATTTATCAACAAAAGACTTAGTAAGGTTTTCGTATTCTTTTGCAATAGGATCAAATTTTCCTACACGTATATTTGATTGTGTTGGAGCAATTCCTCTTGACTCACCAATTCTTGCTATTAGGTTTGATAAAACAGAAGGGACGTCTGTTGCTCCTGCTTTTTGTTTCATATTTTCTGTTTTGTTTTGTAGTCTCATTGCAAATTCTGGAAATATTGGAATTTTTCCATTTGCAAAACCTGGAATATTTCCAGCAACTAGTCCTGCAACCATGCCTGGATATTTTTTTACACTTGCTGCTGGTATCACTGCTTCACCATTTGAAACCATTGCTGGAATAGAATCTGAAGTACCATTTCCTGGACCAGTGATAATTCCACCATTTGCAAGTTTTCTTGGAATTCTCATCATTCCAGGGTTGATTGCTGCAAACCTTGCTCCTGCTGCTGCTGCTGCTTGATATGCAGCAATAAGTTTATTTAATTCTGCAGTCTCAACTGTAAATTGTTGGGTGAGTCTTGCATGTGACTGATTAAGTGAATGTGCTGCGGCAGATGCTTCTAGTTGCTCGGTTGTCATGTACTGTGTTTGTTCACCAAGATTTTTTGATTGCCCTGTTAAATTTTGATAACCAGTACGAAGTGTTAAGAATAATTTCATTATATTTGCAACACCGTTTGCAAGTAAACCAAAAGTCATAAGTAGTATTGGTCCAAGACCACCAATAACAGTTACCATTACGGTAATTGCTTTTTTAGTTCCATCGGAAAGATCTGCAAATCTGCTTGCAATTTTTGAAACAAAGTCAAGAACAGGAGTTACTGCTTCTAGAAATGCTTGTCCTACTGGAATTATTGCAGCCTTAAGATCTTCAACAGATTTTTTAAATTTATTCATTGATGAATTGGCTGTAATGCCTAATTCTTTATTTGATAAAGATGCAAGTTCTTGTACCGATGATCCTGCTAAATCTAAAACTCTAGAAGCTTGTGTTCCATCTTTAGTTACGTTTTGAAATAATGTAGACAAACGAGCAAACTGAAATTTACCAAACATCTGTTCAATGGCTCTGGCCCTCTGTAAAGGTGCAAGAGTATCAAGTGCTTGAGCAAAACCAATTACAGTAGCTTTTAGATCGCCTTTGTTATTTTCTACAATACCATTAATATCAATGCCCAGTCCCTGAAACATTGCTCTTGCTTTTGTACTTGGATTAATTAATGATGCAAGGCCAGACTTAAGTGCGTTAGCTCCTTCTGATGCATTTACTCCGCCTTCTTTCATAGCAGTGAGGAAGAATGCTAAATCTTTTACATCTCCACCAAGTTGCTGAATAATTGGTGCAACTTTTGGAATTGCAATTGTTACGTCGTCAAGAGATAAAACAGTCTGGTTTTCTACTGCGTTAAGAAAATCAATGCTATTGGCAAGATTAGCACTTGAAGTTCCAAATGCATTTTGTAAAGAAATTGTAGTTTGAAGAGCCTGTTGATTATCAATTTGTCCAAGGACCGATAGTCTTGTTGCTTCTGTTGTCTGGCGTTGTAGATCTAGCCCTTTAAAGCCTGCTGCAGCCGCATCAGCGGCCAAACCAACAGTATCTGCAACTGCTATACCATATTTAGTAAACTCGCTTGCAAGGGCCTGTACGTCTGCTAGAGCTTGTTGTGTTTCTTCTTGTGGAGTAAATAAATCTCCATATACCTTTTTAAATTTAAGTGCTTGTGCTTCCATCTTCATAAAGGCTTGGGATGCAGCAGAGCCAACAGCCATAAGTGGCAGGGTAAAACCAACCATTAACTGACGTCCAGCCCACTGTGTATTTTTACCAAAGTTTAATAGATTAGTTGAACCTTGCTTCATTAGCTGATTAAACAGTGCTTGTTTCTGTGCAGCAATTTGAGTCTGTGTTGCAAAGTTACCCATATCTAACTGATTAGGAATAATAGCAATAGCTTTCATTGCTCCAGAAGCATCTCTGCCCATCTTAATGTATTGGGTTTGAAGTTTCTTTACCCGATCTTCTGCTACCTTGCCAATTGTGTCATACTCTGATTTAAATAATCTACCAAATGTTTTTGTAGATGCTCCAGCATAACGGAAATATTCTCGCATTGAGAACTTGTTCTTTTCAAGAGAGCTAGTAAAAGACTCTGATGTTGTTTTTACATTGCGGAGTTCTGCAGAAAAAGATCCAATAGCATTTACGCTACTAAGAAAATTTCTCTGCAGATCCCTTTGTGCAAGTGCTGCTGCTGAACTTGATTTAGCTATTGAAGAGTGAAACTGAGATATCTGACGTTGTAGGTCCTTAAGTTGGCCCAATGCTTTGGACGTGTCAATATTTACGCCAATATTAGCATTTACATCAGCCATGCATCACCTCTTTTAAGTTTTATTATTCAAATGCAAGAGTGTTTGCTACAGATCCAAGTTCAATTCCTGATGCTGCTTCAACAATCTTATAGACCGTAGGAAGATCAAGAATTTCTTCAAGTGCTTCCAAGTCTTTTGCCAATTCTGGCTTGTACTGCTGCATAGCAATTTGAACACACTCAACAAGAAGAGTCATTGACTTTTCATTGTTATCCGCCACCGCTGCTACTCCTTCAAACTTCTTCATGAACGGGCGAAGCAAAGAAATTTTAAGAGGTCTAACCTCAATCTTTGTCCCATCAATGAGAGTAAGTTCGTTCCCCTCGTGTACTTTTGTTGCCATTCGTTCCTCCTATGTAGGCTTAGTCAATTATAGCATAACGGAGGGGTCTCTAGCGTCTTCATAATCAAGACCCATGTTAATTCCAAAACCTGCAGATGATGCTTTAGGTCCTTGAAAAGATAGAATATCATTTGAATCATTTGTTTGACCTTGGCTAAATACTCTAGCCTTCATGTCTTCCCATTGCTTTTGTCCTTTATCTTGTTCTCCTTCAAGGTCAACTCCTTGAATGGCTGCCAAGAATTTCTTTTCCTCATAATCTAATTCTCTTTTGCTTTCTATGGTTGCCAGTAGTTCGGGCATAGAAAGAGATATTTCTAGTTCACGATAGTCTTTCCATATGCCCAATAAAAAAACTTCGGACTCTAATTTAGCAAGATCAAATGTATCCCAAGTTACTCCATTTTCTACTGCTTGATCTTTTACTGCTTCTTCTGATTTATTGTTTATTTTTATACCGCCTGCAATATCTAAAACCTCATATATGTTTGGAAGGTCAAGGTTATCCTCAATATCTTCAGTACTTCTAGATATGGAAGGGTAGTATTGTTTCATGGCTATTCTTGCACACTCTGCTAATAAACCAATTGCCTCATCGTCATTTTTTGCAGTACGAACTACCTGAAAAGCATCCATAAACTCACGAAGGTATTTTATCTTTAAAGGCATTGCCTCAATTTCTCTACCATCAATGAGTTTAATTATTTTGTTATTATATATTTTTGTAGCCATAGAATTCAATTTTATCATATAGAAACAACAAAACCCACTATTTTCATAGTGGGCTAAGTCGTATAATTTATGTTAAATTATGATGCTGGTGTCCAGGTACGATCTACGATCTTACCATATGAACCAGAAACATCTTCTGGAAGTAGACGGAATGAAACTTCAAACATTGAAGCCTCATCACGCTTTGCAGATACTGTAACATTTTCAATTGAAAGTGCACGGTATGCAACATAGACTCGCTCTACATAAGCAGAGTTATCGCAATCGCCTGTGCCAGGACCAACAGCAACAATTCCACGCTCTACTGGACATTCGCCAATAGTGCCTGCAGAAAGGTTGAGAGTACGGCCAGCTGATTGTGACTTTGTGCCTGAAAGATTTGAGTCTGAGTATGCCAAAGACAATAGAAGATTTTCTAGTGTAGCTTCAGCAAAAGCAGTAGCTAGATTAACTTGCATTCCCTGCTTGTAAAGTTTTGCAACGTCAAGAACCTGATCTACTGCAACCTCACCAAAATCTGGTTGGAATTGTAGCTCAAGACCATTCATTGTGTATCCGACATTTGTGTAATCTGCATCATCTGAGAGGGTAGTCTTATATGATGCTGATCCTACAAGTGGGGTATCTGTAAATACGTCTGCGTCAAGTGTTGTATCTGCTATAAAAAGAGCAGCTGCACCAACGATAATGTTGGTAGATGTACCACGACTATATGCCATATTTTCACCTCTTTTTTCTAAATAGGTTTATTAAGTTGTTTGGCGCTTGTTTCCTCAAAATTAATTATAACAGCATTTTTAAGTATATAGGGAATCTTTTGTATGATAATCATACTCAATAATTAGTTTACCCCGCCAGTTAAACTTGACAGATCCTAGCTCAACTAGGTCCCTAGTCTCATCTACTTGGAAAACCTTAAAACGATGAAAAAATACATTTATAGGAGGTATTTTATCGGGATTTTGAATAAGCCATAGATTAACATCTTCTGCGGCTGCATCTTCTCTATCTAGGGCTTCTGCAATTATTCTTGCTATATTGAATCCCTGAGCATCATCCGAAGAGTGAATGGTATAAACCAATTGCTCTCTTTTATGTCTATACATTGTGTCTTGTCTATATCTAGCTAATCTATCATATGCTATTAAAAATGCATCTCCAGTTACAGTGATTTCTCCAAATAGGTCATCTAGGTTGGTGGACTGTACTGGAACTATTGGATCTATTCCCTCAATACCCGTAACTATTCCAAAATCTTTTAACTGAGCAATAATATATTTATTAATAAAAAGAGGTGGAAACCCTGTTTCAGTGGCTGCGTTAAAAGTCATAGTTCTATTCTACTCCCATATGTGCATTTGCTATCCATTTAAATCCAGTGTTAACTCCAACAGCCTTACCAGACTTTGATCCTTTTTTAATGTTTTGTTTATAAAGAATTGGATTATTTATGTAAGACTTTAATCCCGATGATGCTAAAAATGATTGTCTAAAATAAACGTTAAAAAATTCATCAACGGCACGTTCAAAGGATCCTGAAACGTAGTCTCCTCCAGGATTGTCAATAGTAATATCGTTGCTTGTAAAAACGGTTTCTCCGTTAGATTCAAATACTAAAACTTTTGATTTCTTGGGAGATATTTTTACTGGTATACCATCTTCCATTATTTTTGCTTTATTATAAAAAGGTGTTGATGATCCCTGAGACAAGGAACTTGACTGTTTAAATGTTGACATAAAGGATAATCCTAAATTGCTTACAGTATAATCAAAGTCAAAAAGTCTAGCATTAGGACTTCCAGTTTTATACCATTCATAAATATGATGAAGTGCTTTTGGGTTTGATCTTGCTTCAGCATCAACGTATTGTTTTAATACTAAAATTGTGCTTTTACCAAGATTTTTTAAAAAAACACTTTTGCCCTTTTGAGCACCATCTAAAAATCCAATAGAATAATTTGCTATATTTAAAATAGATTTTTCAAATTCTTTAGCATTAAGAGAAACTCTCATTAGTCACCAACTGTCTGATTTTCTGATCTACGCCACATCATGTAGTAGTATTCAATGCTTTGTAGGCCACCAATAAAAGGTTCAATTGTGGCGAGTTCATATATTGTTCCTCTGCCATTTCTTGGTCCCGCAGTTTCTCTATATACAAGGTTATCTTGTGGAAGCCTTATATTTGTTATTAATACATTTGTTATAGCATTATTATCATTTTTAGAGGAAGTTCTAATATCAGTTTTAGATCTTGCTATTAATTTCCCATCCGTCTGAAGAAATATTGCAGGACTCATTTCTTCCTGAGTTCTTTTTGTAATTGGCTGGGCATTGCATGTAATTGTTTTATCAAATACCCAATCTTTTATTGCCTTGCCATATTCATTTTGTGTAATTATTGCATAATAAACATCAGCAAGCATTGGATACATAAAATCTGTTGTATCGCAGGAATTTGATGATGCCCCATACATTACAACATCCCTGGGGTACGAAAGTTTGTTGTGTATTTGTCAAGAATAATATCAACCATAATATTACCAGTACCAGCAAATTTGGATGAGTCGTATTTTATTTTAAACTGATCTGTTTCGTATTCGCTAACATAGGATTTATAGTGGTCCATTCTTCCGCATTTAAGATCATCAATTATCATGTTCATAGCATCCTGTATATCATTTGGAATGACTTTATATCCAGAATCATAGTCAATTATATAATCAAATCCTTCAGGAAATGCGACTGCTGTATTTTTTGTATTAGTCCACATGTTGTCATAATTTTCATATGGAGCGTAGGTATAAAATGAGTCTGAGCCTGCATCTCTGTACTTAAGGGGTTTTCTTTCTGAGCGATCTTTTGAATCATAATAAGATGAATCTGTAGGAACTTTTACAATTGCAGTTCTGTCTTTTGTAACCTCATAATGAAATCCATCTAGAGCAGGACCAGTTGTTGTATTGTTAATATCGTATACTATTTTGCCATTTTCAAATACCTGATTAACTTTATAAATTGTGCCCCAGACAGGAATATAGTCTGTTCCCTGACCGACAACCTCAAGAATTTTTCTTTCAAATGTAAATCCACGAGTAGTTAATGAGTCTACTATTGCTCTGGCAATGCTTTCATTACGTGTTGCTTCTGCAATCTCTGTTGCAGTTACTCCTAGTGTATTTGGATTGACGTATGGTCGGATAATGGTAAGCATGTCTTGAACAACAATATTTTGTTCTGAATCTGCATTGTTATTAATTTTATAAATTTGAACAGAGTAATCATGGTCATATTTAATCAAATCACCAGCAAGAGAAAGAGTAACCTTTTTGCCTGCGCTAGATGTAATGACTTGAGATGCTCTTACTGTTCTTGTAGAGTTTTCAATAGTAACTAAATAATTGGTACTTGCCAAAGGAACATCGTATGTGATATTAATTGGGTATGGAGGCAGTCTAAGAACTATCATATTTATTTACCGTAGTGCCTTGCTACTTCTTGAGGTGTCGCTATGCGAACCTTTTCGTGAGTGAGCCACTTTTCGGAAACCTCCTTGGTTACAATATTGTATCCTGTTACAACTTCACCAACTTCATGCCAGTATATATTTCTTTTAGAGAATAATGCTACTTTTTCTTCTGCTTGTTTTTCAACTTTTTTAGACTCTATTGGCTTTTCTGTGGGAGTCCAACTGGCAATTACCTCAAGCATATGCAACTTTGTTGTCGCGCCAAATAGATCAATATTGTTCTTTTTTGCATAAGACTTTATTTCCATAACAGTCTTTTTAGACAAATCTTCAATAATAGACATTAGTTCCTCCTATGTCATTATACCAGAATTAGCGTCGTCTTCCTCTACCAAAATTATTTTGCATTGGTAAACGAATTCCATTTGGTGTTCCCGATGGGTTTACAGCATTTGGTCCAGACGTTTCTCCAAGAGTTGCTCCTGAAGTTCCCATGGTATTAACTTGTAGACCGCTAGATCCCATAATAATAACACCTGGATTTCCTAATGTAACAATTGCTCCTTCGCCATTGTGACTATGATCAATTGGTTCACCTGGATAAGACATTTTATTCTCCCTATAAATGACTGAAGGGAACGGCTTTTACACCGTTCCCCAAGTCAATCGTTTTAGCGATTATGAGTTGTTTGCTGCTGTTGCGAATGCAACCGCGTCAAGTTCTTCCCATTGTAGGCCGAAGCGGACGAATACTGTGTATTCAATTGTGTCCTTCTTTGGCTGGTAGAAACGGTTTACAGTGATATCACGTTGGAATCCCCATACACGGTTCTGTGGGAATGTCAAGTCAACATATCCTGCAGGGTAGTAAGGAACTTCCTGAACTTCAACACCGAGAACACGAGTTGTACGTGCTCCACCAAATGTCTGCGCTCCGCCATCAAGGTATGCTTGACGATTTGCAGGTGTACCTGCTGGCTTGCCAGCAAATGCTTCTGCGATTGCATCAGCCAATGTACCATTGTTCTTAATGATGCCCTGGAATGCGTCTGTGCCTGCATAGAACTTAAGATTGTTCTTGATTGCACGGTACTTGCGTGGCATTGCGAGAATAATGTTTTGCATTACTTCTGTTGTCCATGCATTGTCAGCAACAGTTACGAATGACTCATGTGCGTCACCGTCTGTTTGTACTTTGTTAACAAAACCTTCCATAATGTTAAGGAATGCGTCTCCGCCTGCTCCTGTACCATTAATTGCAAGATCTTCAATGTCGTTAGCAAAAGCGCTTGTCATCAAACGTACTAGGTGGTCTTCAAGAGCGCCGCCTTCTACGTTATCTTCTAGTGCTTCTGTTGATACTTCCCAGTCCAGACGAATCTTCTTTGTAGTCAATTCAACCTTTGAGAAAGTAGCGCCTGCATTTGTAAATGTAGGGTCTGCTTGTGCTGCTGCACGAATTACACGCTCACCAACGTTAACTTTTTCAAGTTCCATTGTGTTTGCTCGCATTGTAACTCTACGTCCATCTTTAGCGAGAACTGTAGCATCCCACACATAATCAATGAAGCGACGTGCTTGTTCAGGCAATAGGATACCACCTGCAGTACCTGACGGGCTAACCGCGTTGGCACCTGATGTTCCGTAATTTGCACCAGTAATGTTTCCTAGAACGCCGTCACGACCACTTACGATGGCTGCTGCGGCTCCTGAAGAACCAGATGCGACTGCACCTGTACCGTCGTGCCCGTGGGACGCAGTAGTTCCTGGATAGTTTTTTACGATATCTTCTGACATATTGTTCACCTCCTAGTGATTTTTATGTTAGTTGTATAGGTCGGAGAATTTGAGGAAACGTCCGCCCCATAGGGATTTGTGAACTGGAGTTGAATCCAATTCCTGCACGATCTCGCCTAGATCGCCAGACTTGCGGAAAGCGGTGTCCTTTTCTACGGAATCAACTCTCTTTCCAATTTCGTTAAAAGTACCCTTGATCTGATTTACATCAGTTGTTGTGGCATCAAGAGACTTCTTTATATTAGCAACTTCATCACTAAGTGACTTAAGTGTTGCTGTTAGATCGCCAAAGGCATTAGTAACAGATTCCTTGATGTCTGTAATTGCATTTGCAATTACATCATCAGCCTTTGCAGCATCTTCTGCTGCTGGTGCTTCTGGATTCTGAATTGCATCTTCTACTGAAGATGTAGCACTATCTTCCACAATTGAATCAGACTTTTCTGCTTCAGCAACTGGTGCTTCTGCTTCTAGAACTTTTTCTACTGCTTCTGTTGGTTGTGCCTCTGGAGTGACCTCTACTGATACTGCTTCTGCAACTGGTGCATCCACTGTTAGTGTATCTTCTGACATAGGGTTTACCTCCTTTGTAATCTTAGATGTATTAATGCCTTTAGCACTATCAACTAAGAACTTTATCATGTTTGCTTTATCTGAGTCATTTTTTTCTACAAAACCAATGTTTTTCATTTCGTTACCGTTTACTGGGCTAACGTATGTCTCTTCATCAGAAGTTAGAACAATGCCTGTTTCTTCATCATAAAAAACATTTTCTACAACTACATCGGCAAACTCACCTTTAATAACATCTACACCGTCAACTTTTTCAACTGACATAATACTTGCAAATTGATTTGCTGGTGAATCTACTAAAGATAGTTCTACTAGATCATAGTCTTTAATAATTCTAATTGCTTTATCAAGTTCTTCATTATATGCATCATCCCACTTATTCATTCGTCCCCCGATTGAAAAACCAGTGTATGTTCCATCAAGAACTTTTTCCCATGCGTCCTGTGCACCTTTGGAAATGTATGTAGAAACATAAACTCCCTTATAAAATTTCTTTGTTTCTGGATCAAAATATTTTTCTTCTTTAAAGTTAAGCATTTTTCCAACTGCTGAGGGCTGATGCATTTCACGTATGTTTCCACGGAATTTTGCAAAAGCACTCATAGATGCTTCTGTTGTAACAATGTCATATTGCTTATCAACGTTGTCAAGAGATGCAAAACCAGAGACAATTCTTTTCTCAATGTCTACTTTTCCAAAGGGCATTGAAAGGCGAAGGTTATCGCCGTCAGTGGTCCAAAAAGCCTTATTTGTGTTCATAGTGTATTCCATTATACCAAATATTTATAGAGTTTTCTCAATTATTGAGATGCTCTACCTTCACCCTTCGGATTGCGTCCAGATACCGTTGCAGAGCCATCAGATTGGTTATTTGTTCGTTCAGAATCTCTAGAACGATTTCCATTTGCTCTTGAATCTGCAGCCTGTCTTGGGCTAAGTTCAAGAGGAGTGTCGCCATGATCTGCTTGAGGAAGGTCCAAAATTTCACGAGCTTCATTTGGAAGCATGATTTGGTTTTTAACATAACGCTCAAGAATTTGTGATTGTGCAATCTCATCTGTAAGAGTAAGTTCGTTAAACTTAAACTGCAGAATATCTGTTCTTTCTTTAATAATTTTGCTGATTACTTTTTCAAGGTGCTGTTGTTCTGGACGAGACACCTGCTCTTTAAAAGTACGGTCTTGTGCTAAAGCTGCTGCAATAGCTCCTGAATCAGATCCACCTAACTTAGAGATTGGAACTTGATGGGCAATTAAAATATCATCACGATTCTGTTTGCGATACTCTTTAAATGAACCATCTTGAATACCATTTTCAATTGGTTTCATTTCAAACTCAACTTTAGAGTGATCATTATCTCCAGGAAGTGGTATGTAAAGAGTTCTGTGAGATTGAGACTTTAATCCTGTTTGCAAGAATCTAAACATTTTATCTTCAGCGTCAGCAGACAACTTAGCACCTTTAAGAGTAATCACATATCTAGGTACCGCTTTATTTTCAAAATAATCAATGTTATATTGAGAAGCAAGTTGGTCACCAATAAGTGAGGGTAGCGCTGCGACAATATCTGGGACACCATAATAAGTATTTAAAGGTGAATAATCTTTAAAGTGAATAATTTCATTTGGACGTGGGTCTGCTGTTAGTGGATTAATATTTGTAGCACCAAAGTTGCGGAAGTAAACAACCTTTGGCCCAATGATTTGAACGTGTCCATCACGAATACGACGAACACGCATTGTTGTAGAGGGGATATGTCCAACATAGCCAATCTCACCACTTACTGTTCTGCCAACTTCCATATAACCATTTCCAGTTGCCTGAAGGTCGGTATAAATTTTTTCCATTGTTCGTGTAAAACTATCATCATCATTTAGTGACTCAAGCCAATCACGTATTTCTAATTTAGCTCTTTCAATACGATTACGAGCACGAAGAGTTGCGCCAATATCTGAATTGTTTTCAAGGCTCATCATTGTACGATCTGTTACATCAAAACGGTAGCCAAGACCAACAACATTTTCTACCTTTGCATCAATAGCAGCGTGGTTAGCAAAAGATGTATCATAAAAATTAGCAAGTTCATACATGTTATACGGTGGTGTGATTACATCAAAAAGGCCATAGCCATTTCGGTATACTAAGCCAGGATTAATTGCCTTTGATCCAGAATCTTCTCTTCCCTTGGGATCTGCATTTGCTGAATCAAGATATGGAGTGCTAAGAAGATTAATGTTTTCATTGGTTGCAAGGTAACCTTCTTGTGTCATTGCTTTGTTTACTTGTCGTGTTATACGACGTTTAAAATTATCTTCAAGTCCCGAAAGATTTTTTAGTTCTTCCCAAGATTTATTAAATGGATCGCTATTCTTAAATTGACTTTCAGGTTTTTCTGTTGTTCCAAGTCTTGCTTCTAGGTAATCGCTGTTACTCATCAAATGCACCCTTTCCTGCTTTATTAAGAGTTTGCTGGGCTGCATGCCATGCACCTAAATCGTTCATAGATGGAATCAAACCAGACTTCATACGATCCATTTGTTCTGAGTGCTCTTCATCTGAAATGCGAGTAAGGCCAGGAACAAATACTGCTTCTCCATCGCCTTCATCTCCATAATGCTTTGCTGCTGCTTTAAGTTCTGCAATTTTGGCTACGTCGTTACGCATTGACTCAATATTGAGCACATTGCCTTCTCCGTCAGTGAACCACTTTCCAGTTGACTTTTTATATACATATAGACCCCAGTTATACTTTTTCTCTATAACTTGTCTACGTACATTTTTAACAATTGGTTCGCCAGTTTCGGGGTTGATTAAAGAATCCATAACCATCAGTATACCATATTCCTAATAGAATAGTACTTAAATAGCCAGTATTTTAGTACAACTTGATTTCGCAAGCATCGGTTGAACAATATTTTTCAGACTCAGCATCAAGGTTGTCTTTGCCATCATAAATAGCAGACCAGTCAATTTTACCGATCTTACCTACGTAGGAGTTGTATTCTTCACGAGTAATCTCACTATAAGGCTGTTGGGGATAAGTCTTGTTACCCATTGGAAGGAATGAGACTGCCTTTAGTTGTCCCTCGTACATATTCAGGGCTGGGGCAACAAACTTCTTTTCCTCTTCTTTATCAAACGATAGGGTTACAGAAACACCATTGTCTGACCAGTATTTCTGAGCAGTTGCTGCCAAACCAATCTTTTCAAATAGGCTAACCTGCTTTTCTGCACGTTTGTGTCCAGATGCTACTGGGAAATATACTACTGAAGTATTTGCTGATACAAGATCTGCTTCAATTTTATACCCCGCTGCTTTAAACAAATGAAGCATTGGGTCAGTGTTTCCAAAGCGAATAGCACGAAGATAGAACTCTCCGCCAGGACCCCAGTGAACTCCAGGTGTAGCACCAGAAAGAAGTGATACTGATCCTGATGGCTTAACTGTTGTTACACGAACTGATTCACGAACACAAAGCCATTCTGAATACTGATGGTCATAGTGACGAATCTTCTTGTACCCTTCATCCATCCATTCACGAGTTGTTGGCAATCCGTAAGTATCTGCAAATGAAGCAATGCCTGTAAGAGATGTACCAATACGACGGTTTCTTTGCATGATACCGTTTGTTACCTGCCAATGTGTTGGCATAAGGGTAACAGTCTTTCCATAAAGATAAGCAAACTTCAATGTCTTGAGGAAGTCCTCCTTGGATTCATGACGATTTAAGTGCACTTCTACAAGTGTACAAAGTTCGTATGATTCCAATGGCTGCTCCGCACAAGGATTAAAACCCATGATTCTAGAATCTTTATAGTCTGGTGCATCTGCAAGACGACCATAACTACGTGCAACATCTAACCAAATAAAACCTGGTTCTCCATTATCTGCAATTAAATCTACATAGTCTTCATACTTTGTTCCAATTTCAGCAGCAATAGAATTATTACTCATCCATGCCCAACCTGGTTTTTCTGGATCGTATGAATTTCTTTCTGGGAATACTTCGGGATTCTTAAGATTAATGAAACCATCATCCTCTGGTGTGCCAAGTGCAAGGGTAGCAGAACGACGAACATTTCCTGAAACAACACATGTACCAATAAGATTTACAATATCTACAATAGCACGGCTATCAAAGGCATCCCCTGCTCTAGAACCTACTACATTACGAATGCGTGTATGCAGGTCAATCAAAGGTGCTGGACCGCTAGCAACCCCTCCAAAGCCCTTAATTGGTGCTCCTAGAGGACGGATCAAGTCATAACTAAATGCTTGAATAGATTGGTTCTGACGAAGGAATGAGTTAATTAAAAGACGAACTGATTCTACCCAACCTTCACGAGTATCTGGAATTTCATAAACTGATTCTGGTTCTGTAGGTGCATAAATAGACATTTGTTTTTCTTGTCCAAGGGTATCAAACCCAACACCAATTCCTAACATCAATGCATCCATTACCCAGGCAAATAATGCACCAGGATCGTTGCGATCAATATCTCTTGTTGAAACCATTGCACAGTTTTGTAGTGAAGCAGAGTTACGTTTTTCCATAGTCATTGGAGTTCCAAATGCCCAAAGACCACGACCTGGTGGTGTCCACTTTAGTTCAAACATTCTTTGGAATGCTTCCTGGGCAGACTTCTGAGCCTTGTTATCATTCCATGGAAGTCGGTTATCTTTAGCATGATTCTTTTGTACTGAATACATACCTTCAATTACACGACGGCACACTTCATGCCAGCGTTCCTTTGTCCCGTCTTCTTTAACACGAGAATATGTGCGAATAAAAGTTACCTCTCCCAAAGAGTTAGATCCTGCATCTGAGAATCCAAATGGTGCTGGAATGGTTTCATATTTATTTACAAATTCTTCTGATAGACGAAAAGAGAATACGCTTTCTGACATTTATTATGTACCTTTCAAAGTAAAATTAGATGAGTACTTCGTAATTTGCGAAGTAGTACCTAAGTATAACATACTTTAAAAAGAAAAACACGCTCATTAAGAGCGTGTAAATCTTTACTTTAAGGTTAGTGCTTTGTTGTTTAAATAGCGCCCATAAGCATAAGTGTTAGTTCATCAATAACGCTTCCTGGACCACCTGCAGCAGATAAGTTAATATCTCCTGATGCAGTTACTGTTCCAGTCAGTGTTGGTGCTGTTAAAGTTTTATTAGTAAGAGTGTCTGTTGATGAAGTTGTAACAATATTTACACCTTCAATAGTTACAACACCAGCAGATGCTCTTGCAATAGTTGTATCTGTAGCATGTCCAAGTTCAATAGTTCCAAGTCCTAAAGCGGCTGAAGTTGAGGCAACCAAACCAGAAATAGGTAGTCCAGTAGCATTTGTTAAAGTACCAGATGCTGGAGTTCCAAGAACTGGAGCAGTCATTGTTGGGCTAGTTAAAGTTTTATTTGTAAGAGTCTGTGTATTTCCAGCAGTTGTAATTATATTAGTTGATGATTGTGCTCCAACATATGCGTTGCTTCCTGCGGCAGGAACAATTCTAACGTTTGTGTCTCCACTTACTAAGAAATCACCAGTTCCGCTAATTGTGGATGTTCCTGAAAGTGTTGCACCTGATAATGTTAGTCCCGCAATTGTTGTGACGGTAGCGCCTG